CGATGATTCCTAATCAATTACCGTTCTCAAACCACATCCTTCTCACAATGGCAGCCCCCGGCCGCTATAGTGAAGTCATCGCCCTCGAAAGTGGCGCAACTACTGAAATCGCTTATAGCGTTGTTCGCAGTATGTCTGCCCACTCCACGTCAACCTCGTCCACTCGTACTAATTTCCGAAACTCTTATATTATAGGAGCCGGGATTGGTATGATTTTGGGACTGAGGGCTTGGCATGGCCGTCGCGATATAATTTCAAGGTATGGGAACAAGGTGCAGCAACACCAATCCGAGACCTCGTCTCGTCCTTCCCCTATGGGTCTTGCTATGATGGCAGCGCAGAGCATCCTCCAGTTTACTGTTGAGGACTCTTGCGGTCACGCCAGATTAGCATGCCGTTGGGCTAAGGACATGATGAGGCTCATTATGAAAGCAGGACCTCGAGCTGCACTCAGTATGTATGTAACTGATACCAACGAGATCCAGGCACAGTCGAGAGACCGTGCTGTTTTCGCCATGATACCTGATCCGGTATTGGGTGACCTGAAAGGTCATAGTCACCCCGCGGCCGCTGCGTCGCGAAATTCTATTATGACCATGTCCCTTTACTTTGCTAGTTCATTGGGACGAAAAATATATTCGTATGGTGCCTCAGGCCCTGATCAAAAATCGGGCTTAGCTGGGGACCGTCAATATTATTGGGCTAAGGATTTAGCGCGTACTTCTCAGTGTGATGTGATCACTGATGACTGCGTTATTTCTTTAATCGACGTTGATTACCACGTAGACATGAATGCATTTCTGTTGAGAAGTAATCCGTTGCCAGTCCTTTTGTATACCTTTGCCCCTGAAGACACAGCGGGCGAAGTGTTAGATGGTAGGTTCTTGTTTAAAGACAATTTGTTTTGCATGGACGTCGCAGGTGGTGGCGTCTATAAACATGAACTGTGGGATTACGGGGTTGATAACATAACCGTAAGCGGCTGGGTGATGGAGGACTGTGTTCCAGTGAGATTGAGTATTACTTACTTGGTTGAACGTCGTAACACGTCCACTCACCGCCAACTCATCTTATTATCCCCCATCAGCTGCCACCGTGGAATAGCATCATTATTGGTGTCTAAATACATTAAGCATAATCAATTAACCCGACTCAAGCCCAGACAGGGCAACTGGAACGTGTTGCGAATAGTCAAAACTGACGAAAGCTACTACTCTGTATCACAGAATGGTGGCGATACGTCATGCAGACTTTCCCTTCCAGCCAGAGACGCTTTGAAAGAATTTGCTAAATTGTGTAAGGCTAAGAAAATGTTGCTCGCCAACTCTGATGTTGAATCAGCAATGGCCAAGTATCCTACCAAGGAGAAAGGAATTTCCGTTGCTACATTGATCAGGTCGTATATCGTGGACATGGAAGAATCAGGGATAATTCCCAGAATCATGCCAGTGAACATGAGTTTACGGACTTACCAGTTCAAGCCTAATGCACGGTTGCAGTGCGACGGGGTACCAAACAGCATGCAGGCTTATGCCAGCGCCGTTTTGGGCCCAGCCGCTGCACCTGCTCTCACGGAAGCTAACGTTAAGCGTGCTATTGAAGCACGCATTACAAGCGTCCAAACGCCTGAAATGTTGCCCACGAAATTCGTGTTGACGGCGATTCAGGAGTTTAGTGAAAGGCTCGTACCACAAGCACACCTCGGAGTACCCGTGGATAAGTTTGAGGTATATGAACGACAAAACAGGCCATCTCAGAGGTCTATTCTGGAGAAGGCCGGTTTGTGGGTTAAGTATCCTAAGACGTACAGTTCAATGATTAAAAGAGAAGGCGGCGCTAAGTTTGGTGACCCACGCATTGTCACAATAGTTTCACCGTATGCCAAAGCTGAGTACAGCAGGTATATGTACGCATTCAGTGATGCCATTTTGAAAGGCAAATCCTGGTACGCGTTCGGAAAGAAACCTAGTGAGATTGCAACAAAAGTCGCCGAGATTTGTGAGACAGCCAGCTACGTTGTAGCAGGCGATTATTCTAGAATGGACGGTAGAGTAAGCAACATTGGTCGTTTGTTAACCGATGCTTGTTTTCTCCGCTATTTCGCTCTGGAAGAGCACGATAATATAATCAGGTTGTTGGGAGAGCAAAGGCAGAAGTCAATTTATTTGATGGAG